AGTGCTGCGTCGAGTTCCTCGTTTTTCTCAGTCGGATAATTCGGGTGTTGCATACGAATATATCTAGCGACTGATTCGAGCGAATCGCGCTGCGTTTCAACGCCTTGTGCTTGCTTGTATGCTGCATCAGACGCAGAAGCAAACTCGTGTGCTGCGACAGGCTTTGGTGCATCAGTTGAAACGAAGGTTTTCTTGGTAGCCATTTGGATACCCTTTCATAAAAAACCGGAAACGATTCGGAATGAATCATTCATCCGGTAATTGAATTCTACCTAATACCGCTTATATGTCAAGTAAATAGTGACCTATTCGCGCGTAGGAAGCTAAATAACGCCCGCGCCGCCGCGCCCGATTTGACGCCCGCGCTCTTTAATAACTGGTTTCAAACGCTCTAGGCGATAAAAAACCCCGCCGAAGCGGGGTTAGTGTTACTCGTCGTCGCGTGATGCGGCGCGTATTGCCATTGCTATAACTTGGCTACCTCCGACTAACATGGCTAGAAACAACCACTTACCTTCAGGCACAAGCTCTAGCAGTGCTATCGTGGTCATGACTGCGCCGAGTACAGCGGCGGCGACTGTGAAGTGTGCGTCTTTCATTCTGCCCTCCAGAGGTAAGCGTCTAAATGTTCAGCAGGGAACGAAGCGTAATCCGATCCCTCGCTTGAGAACCGCAAGATAAGCCCGCGATAGTTGCCGCCGTAAGTCTGGCAAGACTTCCAGAGATCAGCTTCGATCCGATACTTATCACCTATGAATAGGTTGCCAACAAACGTACACTGCTCACAATCATGCTGATGGATAGGTTTCATGGTATTGCCCTTTCGTTGGTTGATGATCGTCGGTATCTATCCGACATGGCTTAATAATATCATAGCCCACGTATATGTCAAGTTAATCTGGCGCGACCCCACCGTACCCCCACCCCCCGATTCGCCGCGATGGTTCCATCTGGCCCCTATACACTCGGTATCACACCAACGACACCACCAAATCCAAAACCCCTGATTGAAACCCTCATTTCAATCACCCCCCCACTAACATTTTTATCGCCTAAACAAAAAATTTTTCACAAAAATTTCCTAAAACTCGGTTGCTAATTTAACAACCATTTACAAACTAGCATTACCTGCTATATTCGGCAGATCATCACATAGGCCACAGGAAGCTTAATGAATGTGATCGTCCCTAATATCGAGGAAGATATTCCTCTGCCAGCCTCAGCTCTTGAGGCTATGCCTGAACTCACTCTGCAAGAAGAGATCGAGATGCGGGCGCGTACTATTAAGTTAGTCGCTGACCTAAACAACCAGCCGATTGAACCCACGCCCGAACATATGGAAACAGCACGAGAGGTGGCAAAGCAGATGATCCATAACCCGGCGCACCGCCCGGAGTTTGCAAAGTACCCGAACGAAGTGATGGCCTACCTAGCTGGGATGGTGGCTCAAAGCAACTGCATGATCGTTGAAGAGCTATCTGATCTCAAACTATATGTAGTTAACAAGCTAGTTGCCGAGATTGAGAACGCAAAAGATGCGAAAGCTCGCATCGCTGCGATTAAAAGTCTCGGTGAGGTGGACGGTGTTGACGCATTTAAGAAGCGGTCTGAGGTCACTCATAAGATACAGAGCTTGGAAGAGGTCGAAAAAGAACTACTTGAGACCTTGAACATGCTCGAAGATCAGGTTATCGACGTAGAAGTACGCGAGACGGGGGCGGGACTTGGCGCTTGATGCACTTAGACTGTCCCCCGCAGACCTAAATAAGCTGCGGGCAAGGCTTCCTACCATGCCGGAGAAGCAGAAACGACGCACGGCGGAGCTTCTAAAGAAGTACAAAGAGGAAGTAACCCGCGAAATCAGCAAGGAAAGCTTCCTAGACTTCGTAAAACACGTCTATCCGGGCTATAAAGTGGGCCCACACCACTATAGACTGGCAAAAATCTTTGAAGAAATCGCCGCTGGCAAGAAAAAACGGGTGATTGTGAACATCGCCCCCCGTCACGGCAAGTCAGAACTCATCTCCTACCTCGCTCCCGCGTGGTTTTTGGGCAAATATCCACAAAAGAAGGTCATTATGGCCTCGCACACGGCTGATTTAGCGGTGCAATTCGGTCGTCGTGTGCGAAATCTGGTCGGATCGGAGGCATATCGTGACGTTTTTCCGCAGATTGAACTACAGGCGGACTCAAAGAGTGCGTCGAGGTGGGGTACTAACTTCAATGGGGAGTATTTTGCTATCGGTGTTGGGGGTGCTCTTGCTGGTCGTGGTGCTGACCTATTTATTATTGACGACCCCCATTCTGAACAAGAGGCAAAACTGGGACGACCCGAGGTGTTTCTACCAGCATGGGAATGGTTTCAGTCAGGGCCAATCCAGCGACTTATGCCGGGTGGGGCGATTATTGTAGTAATGACCCGATGGAGCAAACTTGACCTCACTGGGCAGATTATTACGCAGATGGAGCGCAGCGAGGATGTGGATCGCTGGGAAGTGGTGGAGTTTCCGGCAATCGACGAGAACGATCAAGCTCTCTGGCCCGAGTTTTGGTCGGTTGAGGAGTTGCTGGCGAAAAAGGCGTCGCTAGACATCCGCTACTGGAATGCACAGTACATGCAACAGCCGACTTCGGAAGAAGGTGCGCTGATTAAACGCGAGTGGTGGAATATGTGGGACAAAGACGACCCGCCACAGTGTGAATTTACGATTATGTCACTCGATGCGGCACAAGAAGCCAACAATCGATCTGACTTCAACGCCCTAACAACGTGGGGTGTGTTCTACAACGAGGAAGTAAACAACTACAACATCATACTGCTTAACTCTATTAAGAAGCGTCTTGAGTATCCAGACTTAAAGCAGTTGGTGTTGGATGAGTACCGTGAATGGGAACCTGACTCATTCATCGTGGAGAAAAAGTCTTCTGGTTCCGTGTTGTATCAGGAGATGAGGCGTATGGGTGTGCCAGTACAAGAGTTCACACCGGGCAAGGGACAAGACAAGGTATCCCGTGTCAATGCTGTTTCTTCACTGTTTCACAGTGGTGTGGTGTGGGCACCGCACCGACGCTGGGCAATGGAGGTCATAGAAGAGTGTAATGACTTTCCGTCTGGCATTAATGACGACTTGGTGGACTCGACTACGCTGGCTCTGCTCCGCTTCCGGCAAGGTGGGTTTATACGACTGCATAACGACGAACCTGAAGAAATTCAGCTGTTTAAGTCGAAAAGAAATAAAGGATATTACTAATGAGCATCGATAAAGGATTATATGCGGCTCCATCTGGCGTTGGACAGATGGGCTTGGATCAGGCAATGATGGAGCCTGACTTGGAGATTGAGATCGAAGACCCAGAGTCGGTAACTATCGGCATGGGCGATCTTGAGCTTGAGATTGACCCGCAAGAGATGGATGACGACGACTTTGAAGAGAACTTGGCAGAAGACATGCCGGAGTCGTTGTTAGCGACGATTGCTAGTGATTTGGTTTCCGACTTTGAAGATGACGTAGCAAGTCGCAAAGATTGGATTCAGACGTATGTTGATGGTCTTGATCTCTTGGGGATGAAACTTGAAGAGCGAACAGAACCGTGGGCAGGCGCATGTGGAGTTACACACCCTCTTCTCTCAGAAGCACTCGTCAAATTCCAATCGGAGACGATCATGGAAACTTTCCCGGCTGCTGGGCCGGTTAAGACGAAAATTATCGGTAAGGAGACTCCTGAAAAGAAAGAAGCGGCTGAGCGTGTCAGAGACGACATGAACTACCGCTTAACAGAAGAGATGCCTGAATACCGGCCTGAACATGAGCGCATGTTGTGGGGCTTGGGGCTGTCAGGTAATGCGTTTAAGAAGGTGTACTTCGATCCAGCGTTGGGTCGGCAAGTATCTATTTATGTCCCCGCTGAAGACGTTGTTGTGCCGTATGGCACGTCAAGTTTGAAGACAGCAGAACGTGTCACACACGTGATGCGTAAGACTGAGAACGAGATTAGACGACTGCAAGTTGATGGCTTCTACAGAGACGTTGATCTGGGTGAGCCAGTCGATACGATTGAAGAAGTAGAAAAGAAGATTGCAGAAAAGATGGGCTTTCGCGCTGTTACTGACAGCCGCTACAAGCTCCTTGAAATGCAGGTTTACCTCGATCTACCCGGATATGAGGACACCGATGACGATGGTGAAGAAACCGGTATTAAGTTGCCATACATCGTCACTATTGATAAAGCCACGCAGAAAGTTCTGGCAATTCGTCGCAATTACAAGCCGAATGACAAGCTAAAACACAAGCGTAGTCACTTCGTGCACTATGGCTACATCCCCGGCTTTGGTTTCTATTGCTTCGGCTTCATTCACTTGATCGGCGCGTATGCGAAGAGCGGTACATCGATTATGCGTCAGCTGGTCGATGCAGGTACGTTGTCTAACTTGCCGGGCGGTTTGAAAGCCCGTGGTATGCGTATTAAGGGCGATGACACACCGATCTCTCCGGGCGAGTTTAGAGATGTGGATGTACCGAGTGGTGCGATACGCGACAACATACTACCTCTTCCTTATAAGGAACCAAGTCAAGTCTTAGCTGGCTTGATGGATAAGATCATCGAAGAAGGTCGCAGGTTTGCTAACGCGGCAGAACTGCAAGTGTCTGACATGTCGGCACAAGCACCTGTTGGTACTACGCTGGCGATTCTCGAAAGAACGCTGAAGATCATGTCTGCTGTGCAGGCACGGATTCACTACTCGATGCACGAGGAGTTCAGACTTCTTAAAGAAATCATCAGAGACTTCACGCCACCTGACTACGACTACGAGCCGGTTGATGGTACTCGTAAAGCCAAGCAGAGTGATTACGACCAAGTAGATGTGATTCCGGTCAGTGATCCAAATGCTGCGACGATGAGTCAGAAGGTTGTGCAGTATCAAGCGGTACTACAGCTGGCACAAACCGCACCACAACTATATGACATGCCACTTCTGCACCGTCAGATGCTTGATGTGTTGGGCATTAAGAACGCTAACAAGTTAGTGCCGACAGAAGACGACACGCGTCCGCGTGATCCGATTACTGAGAACCAGAACATTCTGATGGGTAAACCTGTCAAAGCGTTTTTGTATCAGGATCATCAGGCGCATATCTCTGTTCATATGGGGGCTATGCAAGACCCGAAAGTACAAGAGATTATCGGGCAGAACCCACAAGCGCAGGTGATGCAAGCGGCAATGATGGCGCACATTAATGAGCACGTTGGGTACGAGTACCGCAAGCAGATGGAAGCAGCGATGGGTATTCAGTTACCGAACTACGAGGAAGACGAGGACATTTCCATTCCGAAAGAGATGGAAGTTCAGATTTCTCAGATGGCAGCACAAGCGTCACAACAGCTTGTACAACAGCATATGCAAGAAGCCCAACAACAGCAGGCTCAACAGCAGATGCAAGACCCGATCATTCAGATGCAGATGCAAGAGTTGCAGATCAAACAGGCAGAAGTTCAGCGCAAGATCGCCAAAGATCAGGCTGACGCAGCAGCCCGCGATAAGCAGTTGCAGATTGAACTGGCTCGGATTGATGCGCAGAAGGAGATTGCTGGGGCAAACATCGCCGTCAAGGTTGAGACTGATCGCATGAGAATGGACAGACAACAAGAGTCTGAAGGCT